GCCGACCTGAGCCAAGAGCTGATTAGGCACTTGGTCAGTGAAACCGATGGCCCCTTGAAGAGTGTCACTCTTCTCGAGAACATCAACGAACATTTCCATCAAAGCCTGTTGCGTATATTGTACGCAAGTAGGTTCGATAGCAATAATTCGTGGAGTTTTTAACGTTTTAGGGACTGAAACCACCTTAACAGGTTGTTCAGCCTCGGGTTCGCGGAAGTCAACACAGTCGAGGATCTCGTTAAACCCGTAATTGGGAATAAGGAAATCTGCTGAAGGAAAGAAATTTTCCTCTAGACGTCTGTGCCAGGTTCTACAGTCATACTTCTCGTTACCGAGGAGTCCGTCTGCAGTTTTTCCTGGACCGTGTTTGGGCTGAATACTCGCATTGAGAACCATATGGTCCATAATGCTAAGATCAACAGGCCAAAGAACGCTACACACGCGATCAAACCGAGATAAATCTCGTTCTGAAACGTTAGTAGCCCACGATCTGACTTCTGACTCACACTCAATGTACGTGTCATACGCTTTCCTTTCTCGCTCCTTGGAGCAGTTATGGAGTACCTTCTTGTGAAGCAGAGTAATTTGCCTCACGTAGAAAATACACGTGTGACAAGGTGCATCAAGTAACAGACCACTTGTACGATCGAAAATGCCCTCGAGCAAACCTCCAAGTAATTGGGGGAGAGCTGCACGTTTTCTGAAAGATGGAAACATGTCGCGAGTTACCATACCGATGTCAAGAGCTCTTTCGAGATCTGAACAGAAGGTAGGTAGGGTGATCGTTAGGAACGATTCACCTTCATTTTCAAATCGTCTCTTGATTGTTTTAAAATCAAGAGTGGTGCTAGTGCAACACCATATCTCGGCATCTGCCAAGATGTACTGTACGAGGTCGATAGGGCTTTTCAAAGCTGCTCCGATGATACGGGGTTAACTTTCCTTAGTCCTAGAATCCTCGAAGTATAAATCCTCTCGATGCGAAGGGTTAGGACCCCCACATCGAGTTGCCAAAAGGCATGCGGATTTAGACTTCTCCACCCAAAAGTTGGGTGACCTTGGCGCCAGAACTGGCGGTAAGGTAAAGAGTCAGAGCATCGACGATCTGCTTTTGTTCCACCACGGTAAAACCCGTGATAGGAATATCTACGACCAGATAAGCACTCATAGAGTACTGAATATTCTGGGCGGAGATGAGCGGATCGGCAGCGATCTTCCTGAAGTCAAGTCGAGCAGTGCGACGAGTGCGTTTAGCACCCACCGCATGTGCAACGGCCAACTTAACATTGCCGTCGTCTTTAGTAAAGACGCCGCCATTGGTAGGAAAACCCGTACGCGGTAGCGTATTTGCTACAGCGTTGATGGTGACAGTTTGAGGATCGGCGAAAGCCATAGGACAGACCTTGTCAGTAAGAAGCGCGTTCTGCGCGATTACGACCTTGCATTATGCAAGACCGTTCCCTAACCTTAGAAATTAAGGCTAAGGGGCTGCCTGGAAATTCCTAAAGCAGCTATGACGCCCCACTGCTTCGCGGAAAGCGAAGTAGGAAGGACGCCAAACCCATAAGGAGATGCGCGAGCTCTCGTCTTCATTGAATTTCTTACAATGCTGACGTGATTACTCGGCCCTTCACCGACGAATTGAACGCCGGAAAGGGTATAGGTAGTGGTGATCTCAATTGAGTCCATCATATACCCATAACGCATAACGAGTCCATCATTGGCGAACGACGACCAGTTGTGTACAACACTACCGGTAGTCGTAAACCAATCTAGGGCCCAGGTCCATGGGGTGAGCTTATAAATCAAGTCTGGCGTAGGTCGCAAGCCAAAAAGCTTGTTAGCGTATCTTTCAGCGAGATCAGCCTTTTTCATCAGCTTTTCGAAGTCGGAGTCATCCGGCTCGATCTGCGGAAGAAAATAGGTGAAAGCTCCTCTGAAATATCGCTTACTAGACGTATGCGTTTCTTGAGTCAAAGTTCCCGTGTGGACGTAGAGGTTTGTGTTAAGGGGCGGAGTGCCCCCGGCATTGGTCGATAAGACCGTCAAACCACTACTCGATTCCATGGGGTAAGAGTACGTTCTGCGAATATCCTTACCGGAATTCCTAGCGTACTGCTTAATATGACGTGCGTGGTCACGAATGACTTTTGCAGTGTCATACAGGTCATTGATAAACGGTACCCAACCAAAAACATGGTTAAGGTACTCGCCTGCGGCTTTGCGGGACACAGTGTCGAAGTTGAAATGCTTCGTCTCCTGTCGCGCATTGCGGACAATCGCTCGCCAATTAGCGAGATCGACCCCCTTCGGTAAATCCCGAAGTTCGCCAATGAACTGACCCAACCCAGCTAGCGGATTCGTTGGAAGACAACGGGCAATAGCCTGTGTCCCCAACGCGTTCATGGTTGCGGATGGAGTGACCGGAATGAAGTCGGTTCTGACTGGTACAGTACCAGACGAAAAGGCTCCAAAGGGTCCTTCATATGCGTACCATGAAGACGTTTTTGGACCGTTAGAGACACGGATATAGCTATCCATGACTTTTTCGATCTTCTGCGTCCAAAACCCACCACCCAAGTCCAGTCCTGTTTTGCCGAATAGGCTAACAGGGTGACCCTGGGAGGCGGTTTGCTGGAGTGTACCTCTCGAAACGACCACCGCTTGTTTAGTAACAAGAGTTGGTCCGACATAAGCACTGGAATATCCTGTCTGGATATCCGGCGCCAATCGGCTCTTAGCCGTTAGAGGGGTAACCATGGTCGACTTCCTTATGAGGACACGCAACTAATGTTGCGTGGGTGTTGCACATTAAAGCACTGGG